TTAAATTAATAGCGGGGCTTCCGGCTTTTCTTCCTGTATCTCTTCGTCATGTTATACGATCTAGATCAGTTGATCAGATTCGTGTAATCATTTCGCTCTTACATTCCTATAAGGGAATGCAAGGGATCTATGGTGATCCTGACTTATCAACTATTTCAGCTCCACCATTTAGAAGACCTTCAAAAACTATGTTTTCGAATATATTGGATCTCCTACATGTAGGGGGTACTGATGTATTGAATGTATACCGTAAAGGTATGCCCACTCATGAAGACTGGGATGAAGTTTACAATACACGAGAGATTTTCTGGAAATCTTTCAATCCTCGAGATATTAAATGCAACTATACTGTAGAATGGGATAAATATCCTATGGTTCTCTCTGCTGGTCCGAATGATTCGGTAGCCTTCAGAGGGGCTAATATGGATGCTTTTGCCCATTTCTTGTTGGATTCAGGTTGTGGTCTCCTTTCTTTTATGAAAGCTCTATCAAACGATGGAGATAAAGAAGGAGATATGTCACTTCCTAAATTCCGACCTGATATGCCCTTTATACCAAACGATCCGTTTGGTTATAAACGTATATATCAACAGATGGAACATTTAGTTCAAGGGATGAAAGACAAAGGTCCTTTAGAGAAACAAGACTTAAAGAATTTAAGTCTTGGTAAGTTATCTCTTAAGGAGGAAGCTGCTGGTAAAATTAGAGTTTTTGCTATATCTGATTACTGGACTCAATTGGTTATGAAACCAATTCATCAATCAATGTTTTCAATATTGAAAGATCACCCTTCAGATGCTACGTTTGATCAGTTAGGGAAAGTTCATGCATTTATGTCTAAAGGACATTCATACATTGCTTCCTTTGATCTTAAAGCGGCTACGGATTTAATTCCTCAGCCTCTTTACGTTCATGCCCTAGAACCATTCTTTGGAACGGTTAATGGTCAGAATGTAGCTTCCTGGTGGATGGATGTCTTAGTTAAACGTGAGTATAAATTTACTCACGCAGGTATAACTAAATTCTATACTTATACTAGAGGTCAGCCTATGGGGACATTGTCCTCATGGTCTTCCCTTGCTATTATTCATCATTATCTGGTATTCTTAGCAGCTAGACGTTCTGGCCGTGATTATTTTATCGATTACCTAGTTTTAGGTGATGATATTGTAATTGCAGACAAAGCAGTTGCTGAAAGTTATCAACAAGTATGTAAGGATTATGGTATAACCATTGGTTTACCGAAATCCTACATATCGGATAATGGTTTCTTCCAATTTGCTAGTCAAGACATTTTAGGGGATATAAATATATCTCCTATTTCTTTAAAAGAAGTGATGTCTATTACTCGAGCCGATACTCTTACTAAGTACAATAGTGGTATTACCTCTATTGCTGCTAAAGTAGAGTTTGTAAATCGAATGCTTTGGAAAGGTTTTGTAAAAGGTAATAATCCTTTCAATCTAGTACGAAGTGTTGTATCATACCGAGATTGGCGAATTATTTCACGTTCACTTTCTAGAGGGATTATTCCCCCTAAAATTGTTAATGTGCTTTTAATGTTGCTATCTTCACCTGTTAGAGTGAGAGATAACACTTTTGGTGTTTCTCAACTAATGGCGGTATTATACCGGGATATGAGTTGTTTAACCAAAACTAAACAATTTGCACCTGCGACAATCAACTTCTTCTTAGCTGATCTAATGAAATTATTAGACGCTAAATTCAAAGCCGATTTTCGGCAAGTACTGATAAAATTAGGCGATCAAGGGTACTCCGATTTACGAAGTACATACTTATCTGGCCTTTTCAATGCAGCCACTTCCAACATTTATAATGTTGTTGGTGAACAGCTTGTCGAAGTAAGAAAAGAATGGGACACTCTCTCGAAGGAGATACACTCAAGGATAGCTAACAATGATCTTCATTTCCTATTGGAACCAGACCATGTCTCTGTACTTGAGCTTTCACTTACTGATGTATTAAAATACAATCAGATTCTGATGAAATTAAATTCTATTCAAACCACTGTTGCGGTTATCACAGATGTTAATTCTTCGTTAGGAGTTTCTTCAACCCCTAAACAAGTTAAGTATTTCCTGTCTCTCCAAAGATCTTTTGATCAACAAGGAGGAACGATGTCCTGGGTGGGGGCATTGTAAT